ATTACGGGCAAAAGAGCGGGTTTGGCAACTCTAGAGGTGGGAGCCTTAGAGCCAGAATTGCTGCTAGTTTTACTCTGCTTGGGCGCGGCAGCTTTGGCACGCTTAGCAGGACGTTTACGACGTTGATTTTTATTTGGCATTATTGGCCGAGCCAGGACTACTCGACTTACGGGCAGAAGCATTCTTACGACGCCTTTGGGACTTACTGAACTTAACCTCAGGAGCTGCAACTTTGGCCGTCTGAACAGCGGGCTTTGGAACACCAACTTCAGAAGCGGTCTTGGGGATTGCAGTCTTAGGGGCTGCAGTTTTAGCTGTCTGAACAACGGGTTTCGGAACACCAGCTTCAGACGTAGTTTTAGGGACTGCAGTCTTAGTCTTTGCGAAGGCAACCTTAGGTATGGGCTTGTCTTCAAGAATTTTAATTCGAGGTTTCTTCAGTATGCCATGAGCAGGCTTAGCGGTCTTCACTGAGTTAGCCTTAGGATGCAACTTATCATATCGAGGCTTGGCCATCTTAGTAGCAGCGACTAAGCGATCGACAATCTTAGGATCAGGTTTTTCGACTTTATCAGTTGGGACAGGCGGAAGGGCGGAAGAATCTGTCTTCTTCTCAGACTTAACTTTCTTACTCTTAACTGGAACAGAAGTAGTGGTAGTATAAGTCTTTGGTTCCGATTTAGTGGGCACAGCACTGTTTAGAAGAACGGAGCTTGTTTTAGGGGCATAAAACAACTGACCATTGAGTTCAACAGTGTTCTTGATCTCAATATCATATGTGAGTATGGCGCCGTGGTCCATGTCCTCAAAAACGACCACTTTATTATAATGGTCGCAAATCTGCTGCACTTCTTCCGGTGGTATAAGTAGATTGGCACTTACCGTTAAGAGCAAAAAGTCTCGAGCAGGTGTGTCTGAGGGCCATGAGCTGTGCTCAGGATACAATGTCGCGTAATAGCTGCGGTCATCCCAATTTGCGTTGGTATCCTCATCAATGGTGGTACGCAAAATAGCACGGGACCACTCTGCAATGATGGGGGTATTACGATCAGAAATCTCATAACTAAGCGCCTTACGACGCATGGCTAGTCGATCCGATACCTCGGGGGGAGCGTTTGTCAAACCAATCTTATTAAGCTGGCGACGAACATCAGCAATAGAATACTGATAAACCCAAGGATTGGGAAAGATGCGACCCAAGAAGGGGACCGCAGTATTAACAGAACGTGTGGCGAAAGTAATACGTGACCCAGTAAAATCAGCAACACTAGACATTACTGATTGATCAAGCAAATCGCGATCAAGTGAGTCATCACCGCCGTAGAGACCAAGAAGCTCAAAAGCTTTCGTGGTAGAATAACCTTGCTCTCTATAGCAGCAGAACTTCTCAAAAGCATTGGCATGAGTGTTCTGCAATGAGGTGGCGGCACTACCACTAAGGGTGGTCGTGCCGGTATTATAAGCAACACCCTCACTGGTATTAGCTCGAACATTGGTCTCACGTCGTATGCACGCAACCAAATCAGTATGATAGCTAATATGTAACCAGCGAAGGAAGAGGTCAATCCAACAAAACAAATGAATTGACCCACGAGTGGCGTCCCAAAAAGCGTAATCCCCATCAGTCAGGAATTTACACTTAGTAGCCATAATTTGAACAAGTTCGGCGATCTCAATGGGGCTCTTTGAAAAAGCGTACCAAGGATGCGAGTCGAACACTGCTTTAATGGCGTAAGTGTAAGTAGAATACTTAATCTTGTGTGAAACTGAAGTGGTGGAGATATTACGAGCAGGCTTGACCTTAGGGTAAGCCTCGGCTTTTTGGAAAGCTTGTATTGAAGTCTTGATGAAGCCAAGCAAACCCTGATCTTGCAACACGAGTGCGCGCTGCGAAGGACGAGTTTGTTGAG